AGTAGCGGCGGCACCAATAGCGGCATTCACATCGTCGGTTGCAACGGCAACGGTTGCGGTTGACTTAGCCAATTCCGCAACTACCGCCCTTTCAGAATAAGCGGCAACACGCCTATTCATATGCGTAATTACCATGTCGAGTGACCCGGCGAGCATTTCGACGAGAACTTCCGACACGTTGATATAACCGCCAACTCGGGAACAAGTAACGGTTTCGGCAAGAATATCCCATGCCTTGGATGGCATTTCCGATTTCTCTTGCGCAACAATTCCAACGCCAGTATCGAAATTAGGATCAACCAATCGAGGGCGAGTAAATGTAACGCTCGAAACGGTCGTAGCTCCGAGAGCACTAAACAACGGGCGACCGGCGGGGGAGGGATCGAGAACCGGTCCCACACTCGGGATAACAACCAAACCGTTGTAACCGCCCGCAACGGGGACAGTATTAGCCTTGTCGAATCCCATATGCTCCGCCGCACGACTCATAAACTTGTTGAGTCGCAAAACCGAATCGGGCTCATCGTTGCGGTGGATAACGTCCCAAAGGAATTCGCCCGCAGTACGGTACGAGAAATCCTTAGCAACGATATTGGGATCGAGAGTGCGAATTCGATTCTTAGCCGATTCCGCCAATTCGAGGTTTTGCGTCAACCGGTCGATATCGGCGTTGAGCGAGCGAACCCTAGCTTGCGCTCCCTCGATGGTTTGGTTATCGGATTCGAGTAGATCCCTACCCTCATCCTCGGCAATACCGGTAACCGATTCGATAAGTGCAAGCTTTTGGTCTCGCTCATCGAGCAACCGCCGCACCATAATATCAACGGCCATTTTGAAACTCCCATTAGGATAAGTGAATATCAACTAAGGGATGCCGTTCCCCGATTCAATTGGGGCCGATATTCTCGATCGAAATATCGGGGGCAATTGCTAGGGCGGGTTGCCTTCCGTGTCCCGGTCTACCTCATCGCTCATATCCGAGTCAATCGGATGTTTCTCGCTTTCCCGAATTACCTTGCGAAAAACACGTTGCGTGGCATTGAACGTCAGTCCCAATAACCGCAACGTAGTGATAACCCCGATCGTGAATCCGATAGCGAACGCACTTGCGAGGGAGACGGAATCCTCGGTAATAGCGAGCAAATCACAAAACCAAGAATCCGAGCGCTAGAAATCCCGCCGCCGCATAACCGAGCATGGTTGCGAGAGGAATCGTCGTTACCGTCTCGGCCGTATGTCGATGAATCGGTTTGAACGTCGCAATAGCGGCAATAGCGAATAGGACCGTTGCGATTAGAAAGAATACGTCTGCGGCATCGAGGTTGCCGCTAGAGATTTCGGCGAGCATTACCAAACCGTCCCATCGAGTAGTGATTGCCATGATTTCGAACCGCAAGAGGTATCGGCGGACGCTAAACCGTGTTCGGCATCGAAATTCATTTTGGCGCCATCGGTGCCGCCGCCCCATACGCCATCGTAATTCGACATATTCGTATAGTTCATATTTCCCGCCGCCGCTAATAGGTGTTGCATCCGCTTAACATCGGCCCCAGTATCACCCAATTTCAAATTGGGAATTCCATCGATGGTATGCATAAGTGCGCCCCATGTCCACCAATCGCAAGCGCCATCGGGGGAACCGCCCGCCGCAACCTTAAAAGCATTTAGCGCATTCTCGGTACCCGAACCGAAAACGCCATCGTAATTCGAGAGGTTGGTTTCATTCATCGCCCCGACCGCACACATAAGGTGTTGCATTCGGAGCACGGGGGCCCCGGAATCGCCTCTACGCAACGTGGGCAACGATTCCATAACGGGAGTCCACCAATCGCCCGTACTCGGCTCTACGGGCTCCACGGGGGGCAATGGTGGGACCGTACCGCCCGCCCGTGCGAGGCATTCGGCCCGCATGTCATCGAGGGCCCATGTCATCGAGCTATTAACGAACCTCGGTTGCCATAATCCCTCAACCGGTCCGGCGGGATCGATCTTTCTATTCGTCCACCCATTTCCCGCCCCGAGAGCATGCGAGAAAATATCGTCGGGTCGGTTTCCTAATTGCGCATTAATCGCATTACTCGCAACGAAATAGGAATTAGTCTGAGCGATCGGCCAAATTTCCCCTACCCCGTTATTCGCTACCTCAATTGCTACCGAGCGAGTGTTACCGGAGTCGAGCGGAATTGTGCCCCTCGATAATGTAAGGGGCCCTCCCTTTCCCGCACAATTCGCCGCCCCCGCCGCAACCAACCAAACCGAACCATCTCGCATAATGGTCATATTGCCGACGGGAGCATCGTCGCATCCCTCGATTTGCCAGTGAATATCCTTCTCGGGCGATGTTTGCGAGGCGGTATGGTGCCATTGAACGCCTAAAGGTGTTTCGGGAAATCCGCCCGATGATCGAGCACGGGATTCCCAACCATCGATTCCATAACCGGAATCAACTACGACCAATCCCGCCGCCCGCAAAACATCGGCTAACCAAGTGAGATAAATTCCACTCATCGGAATGCACCTTGCCTACGCAACCAAGCGAGCAAACGGACCATAATCGCAATTCGCAATAGGCGTTCGGCATCGGACATATCGTCCCATCGAGGTAGCGACGAATCTTCCTCACGTAAATAGCGATGCAATTTGATTGCTACTTGCTCGGGATCGGCGGGCTCGTTATCGAATGCATCATCGATATCGAAATCCCCAAAATCGCTCATACCGAATTCGCCCGCTCGGATGCGAGCCATTCCCTAACCGATTGCAACCGGGGAGTATCGACCACGGGCATATCGGTTGTGTCGCTCGATCGAATCGAGGCAATACCGGCGGATGCGTATGCGGGAGTAGCGGTAGCGGCAACGTGCGCAATATGCACTTGCACTCTCGAAATCACGCCATCGATGAGTTTCGGCGGACGGGTATCACGGAACATAACCGATAACCCCGTATGTGATTCCGATAGAACCGATCGAATTTTCGTCATCCGATCATCCTCGTAAAGCCTAAACGTTGCCCATGCGCCATCCTCGGCGTCGGTCAATTCGGTAGCTTGACCAATCATCGAATCGAAATTATCTCGATGGTCGATCAATAGCGGTACGAAACAATTGGATCGTTTCGAGGCATCGCCACCTCGGGCAATGAATCCTTGCACCATTGCCGCCATCGATCGAGGTAGGAATTGCTCTCGATATCGGACGATTTCGTTTTTCGTTTCGTCGTATTCCGCAATATCCGCAACCTCACCATAGGGAACGATTCGCCCGTGCAAGGTGCGACCATCATCCCTCAATGAGAAATCAACGGAACGGATAAACGTATCGCTCACGCAATTACTCCCGTTAGATCGGTAATAGTCTCGGGATCATTCGGAATCAACCGATTACCCATACGGATTTCATCGATGGTCTTAGCTCGGTTCCCATGCTCATCGATGAGGTTAAATAGGATTGCATCGGTACGGGCTCGGGTTTCGTCATCGGGTTTCACGTAATCATCCCGATTGAATTCGAACCGAGTACCACGAGGCAAAAGCCAATTGCTCATTGCGGATGCAACCGCCGCCGCCGCCGTTCGCAACGTCATGCGCCAGTGGAATTCGAAAATGCTATTGGCATTTGAATAAGTAAGTCCATCGGGGGATGGCAAACCGACGAGATATGGGGGGACGCCAAATGCGGCGGCAATTCTCGTTTCATCGAAAACCCGTTGCTCTAGCATCATCATTTCTCGGGGCGAAACCGTGAGGGTTTCTAGCTCTAGTGTTCCCGAGAGAACGGCGGGGGCCCCCTGCCTATTGCGTGATCCCTCAACCCAAGCCTTTTGCAAATCGGTTGATTCGGTACGGTTGAGTTTCCGTTGAGATTTGAGAACCGCCCACGGAATACCGCCCCGAGTAGCGAGATTCTTATTCATCGTTTCGAGGGCCGATGCGGATGCAACGGATTGGGCCGCCCATTCGAGCGGGCCGATACCTCGGAGATTGGTGGGGCGGGATTGATACTTGATATGGCAAATGTCGTTTCGATCGTACGTTTTCGATCCCATCGAATACGTGATATCGCCATTTCGCCATTCGATATTCACAAGGGCGGGATTTAGAACTACGAATCGAGCAACGGAACCGATCCCATTTGGTCCTAAACCATCTCGATATCGAGCGGTAGCCCATAAGATGATTTCCCCGTGCGCTTGGTATGTGTTGAACATCTGTTTAGCGCATTCGGTCCAATCCGAATACAACTCCGGTTCGGGGTTGTTTGACCATTCGGGCAACGGAACTACCGAAACGCCCTTAACCCCGTAAATGGGAAACGATGCCAATTGCCTTGTATTCGTATCGATACATGTCCATAGGGTCGATACCAACCGAGAGTATTCGGTTTGCCCATTCCATAGGGGAGTTTCCCAACCGGTCGGCCAACCTTGCCACGCCATAACCTCGGGCATAGTTCCCGAATTTTCCAATTGGCCCTCGGGATACATCGCATGAGTATCCCCAATACCGGCGGGTACATTCGGGCCAACGGAACCAACGGGGGAGTTAGCGTTAGGGATTTGATCCCGAGGAATAGCCCTCGATCGGTAATCGTGAATTACGACCAATTGTCCCTCACCCATTGGGAGTCAATTCTTACTAGGTCTTGCCAGTGACGTCAATTAGTGATTTACTCCGGTCGTATGCCGCACGGTCGATATCAGGGGCATTTGCGCACACGGGAATACGTGGCATTTAAGGCCCTATTACTCTCGGAGTTTATCGAATGCCACGAAACGGGTTGCTCGAATCGAGCACTAACGCCCGATCATGTTCCGCCCGTTTCGGAATTTCCGCATCCCTCATTATGGATGGGTGAATTGAAACCGCATTGTCGATATCACGCAAATAGGCAAGGGGCGGAAACTCGATGGGCAAGAGCGAAAACACCTAGTGCCACAAGGGAATGGTGAGTAATGGTTGAGGTTGCAAATACGCCTCGAATCGGAACGCCTCGAAACGATGCGCTCGAAACCCTCGGAGGCTATTTCGATGAAATGGCGTCCGAATTGGGCTATTCGTCTCACGGTTGGCAATCGCACCTAAATGCGGTATCGACTCAATTATCGCCCCGAACCGCACCATTCCCCGAGCAATCGAAACTCAAATTGCATGCGCAACATGTCGGTTGTTTGGTCGGACGGCAATCGGGGAAAACCGCATGGGCGGTAGGGCGAGTGATCGGGCAAGCGTTATTGCCGTATCAACGTGATATCGCCGAATTGGTTGGACTCGATCATATCAAACCGCAACGCATTCTCTATACCGCCCAACGGCGGGTAACCGCAGTCGAGAAATGGCGGGAGCATTGCGACATTATCGTCGCATCCCCATTAGGGCGATATGTCGAGCACGTAGCGGGGCAAACGGGGCACGAATGCCTCACGTTTACTAATGGGAGTGAATATCGACCCGTTACTCCTAATAAGACTGGTGCTCGTGGTATGTCTGTTGATTTGGTTATCGTCGATGAGGCTCTAGCTCATCCATTATGGTTGCTCTCGGTAGTGCGGCCCACAATGGCGCAACGGCATTCGGCTAACGGTTGCATCGGGGCCCAATTCGTAGTCGTATCGAATGCGGGTAACGATGATTCCGAATTGCTCAACCATTTGCAAGATATCGGGCAATTAGCGGTACAGAATGGGGACGATTCCCGAGTATGGTGCGAATGGTCGATGGAACCGGGGAGTGATCCTCTCGATATCCAAACATGGCGGTCGACAATTCCAACGCTCGAACAACCGAATGGAATTAGCCTCGAATTCTTGCATGAGGAATCGAAAACCATGCGGTTGTCCGATTTCATGCGGGAGTATTTGTGTTTCCGTGTGAACGATAGCGACGATCGGGTTATCGACATCGACCAATGGAACGAGCTCGAACGAAACGACGTATTTATCCTCAACGACCCTATTCTCGCAATCGATATCTCATGGGATAGGCAACGAGCAAGCATCGTTGCCGCATCGGGGGAGGGCCCATATATCCCGGTTGAGGTAATCGAATCGAAAGAGGGAGTTGATTGGTTGACGGATCGAATTATCGAGGTAGCCGAACGATGGCGTTGCCCGGTGGTAGTTGATACTGCGGGCCCCGCCGCCGCAATGCACCTAATCCTCGAATCACGGGGAATCGAGGTAATTCCATTTGCCGCTAAAGATGTAGCGATGGCGGCGGGGA